TTAATCTTTTAACTATGCCACTAGTATAGTCTATCGGCATGGCATGTCAACATAGTTTAGGATAATTTTAAGATAAATTTTATTGGGTGGGTGGTTTTATCTTACAGAAACAAGAGACGTTTGATAGCAAAAAAACCGGGGGTGGTTCACTCACCACTTCCCCCCATCCCACTTATGTACTACCCAATCACCCCGCATCACCACTCTAGAAGCCCGCCTTTTCTCCTTCACGCAACAGTAAAGAAGCAAAGTTCAAACTAGTCAGCCGCCCTTCAGTGGGTTGCGTTATGTTGCGGTGAGAGGCGTAACTCACAAGAACTGGCACGGCCAGCCCCAACTGTTACCAGTTCGCTACCACTGTCACGAGGCGTGTCGGGAATGGCTATTTCCCGCTTCTCCACTGCTAGCAATTCACCTTCCTATAGTCGCCCATACCCCGCCCTATACAAATGGGCCTGTAGCCAGAATGCCTAGACACTGGAATTTATTTTACTAGGCGATATTTCAACTATATTTAGGCTATTATGAACTCTTGTGTATATTATAGTACAGAAAGAGGTGAATCATGCAAGCTTATTCGGAATTAAATATAGTTTCTACAGAAAATTTGGAAAAATCAGTAGCAGAAGATATGCTCACTGAGGACAAGCCGATAGAAAGTGTGCTGGAGAATGAAGAAAAAGGACAAAAACCAGATTAGACTCCTTGCTGGAGCTATATCTTATGTAAAAAAGAATGGAGAGTTGTTAGAACTACAGCAACTCCCATGCGGTGTCTTTGGTCAAGTAACCGCATCAGCCCTTAAGGACGCACCACTTCTTCATAAGCAGATGCAAACAAAGAAACTTTTCTTTTATCGCATCGCCCAGTATTCTGTTCAGAAATTTCCAAGTGCCGACAAATGCGAAAGATATGAAAACGGTCTTGGTCTTATCGTAAAGAAAAAAGGGATTTATTATTTAGAAAGAAAAATAAGCCTAAGAAAATTCGATGGAATTGCAACACATAACGGCCCCTTTATAGATCTAATGAATTTTTATGAACAAGACTATGTTCTTGTGTCTTGTTATATTCCAGAAAAATATAATGAATCTTTAATTCTTCCCCACTCTGTTCTTTGTTCTATAGAGCCTTTTATACCAAGCCCCGTTCATCTTGAAGAAAAAACTCTTCTTGGGCGATTAGATGGCAGGGTGCAATCTATAGATAGTGATGAACTTAGAGAGATAATGGGCCCCCTTGTCATAACTAAAAATGGCGTCGATCAAGAAGGATCTTTACGCTGGAATGGTAATCAAAAATGCTTCGAAGGATTCGATGGTTCAAAATGGAGAAAAATGAGGTGGGACGATGATAATTCCTAGTGGAATGACAGAAGAATCTGTTATAAAACAAATAAACAAGGTCGTAAATAAAATCGCCCCCAAGTATGTTTTCTATGGCTATACCGTAGATGATATTAAGCAAGAATCCTTTATAATTTGCATGGACGCCCTAAGTAGGTATGATTCTAGCAGGCCCCTTGAGAATTTTCTATCTGTCCACCTTTCAAATAGACTTAAGAATTTTGTTAGGGACAATCACTATACTAATACTGACGATGAGAAAAGGGTTAAAGTGGCAAAACCCGCCCAACTAGATCATGAAAACTCTATTTTAGATGATCGTGATAATAGATTAACTGAAGATTATAAAATTGATTACAAAGAGATGCAAGATATAATTAATAGAAAATTACCGGCCACCTATAGACTTGACTACTTAAAAATAGTGCATGATGTTTATGTTAACAAAAATAGAAAAGATGAAATCTTTCTTATTATAGATGAAATACTTATGGAGCATGGATATGAAAAAAGGCCGAATATCTAAAGAAGAAGAGGCTTTTATAGGAAACAACCTAAGCTCAAAAACCCCAAGGCAAATAGCTGAAGAGCTTGATAGAGATCCAGAAAGCGTAAATGCGTTTATAAGAAGAAAATTTAAAATTGGCGTTAGTGAAGAAGAAATGGCGGCCTTTGAGCTTGAGAACCGCCCCTATTGGTCTGAATTAGAATTACAATTTACAGAGGGCGAGCTTGAACTTTTTAAATATCACTGGTCAAGAATAATTTCGCAATTTAAAGACGATGTTGTTCCAACGGAAGAACTTCAAGTTGTGGACCTTATTAAGATCGAACTTTTAATGAATAGGTGCCTAAAACAAAATCGCGATAATATAGATCAAATATCGGCCTATGAGCGATTGATTACCGAGGAGCGAGCAAGAGATCCCGATCAACAAGATAGAGAGGCTGTTTTTAATTTAGAAAGACAGGTGGCTTCGTTAAAGGCTAGCCAAGAATCTCTTAACCGCGATTATCGCGAGCTTCAAAGCAAAAAAAGCACAATGTTAAAAGAAATGAAGGCAACGCGCGAACAAAGAGTTAAGCGATTTGAAGACAGCAAACAAAGTTTCAGTAGCTGGATTGTACATCTAATGACCAATCCTGATTTAGTAAGAAAATACGGGCTTGAAATGGAAAAAATGCGGCTAGCCATACTTAAAGAAAAAGAGAGGCTAAGTGCATTCCATCAATACGCAGATGGACAGGTTGATCAACCGCTATTAACACCGGAAAATATAAAGGATTAATTATGAAGGCTATTATATTTGGCGTAAACGGGCAAGATGGAAGTTATCTGGCCGAACTGCTTCTTGACAAGGGCTATTCTGTTGTTGGTGTAACCAGGAGAGCTAGTACTGATAATACCTCAAGGCTTTCGGCGTGCAAAGCAAATAATAATTTTAAAATTATAAACGGCGATATAACAGACGCCCACAGTATAATTGATATATTATCAAAAAATCCAGATACTGATGAAATATACAATCTGGCCGCCCAATCACATGTCTATGTATCTTTCAAACAACCTGGACTTACGTGGGACATTACGGGTAAAGGCTGCCTCAATATACTTCAATCAATGGTTGATCTTGAAATGTATTCTACTAGGTTTTATCAAGCCAGCAGTAGCGAAATGTTTGGGGCGTCTTATGATGTTGATAAATATGGAAATAAATATCAAGATGAAAATACCAAATTCCTTCCTCAATCGCCCTATGCAATAGCTAAGTGCGCCGCCCATTATATAACTAGATTATTTAGGGAGTCTCATGGTCTCCATGCCAGTTCTGGTATTTTATTTAATCATGAGGGCCCAAGGCGTGGCGACAATTTTGTTACCAAAAAAATAACCAAGTGGATCGGCGAGTTTATAAGGTGGAAAAACAATCAAGTTAGTTATTCTACCGACATTTATCCAGACAAAATTGTGGCAATTAATAATTCAACCTTTCCAAAATTACGACTAGGCAACCTAGACGCTTTTAGAGACTGGGGTTATGCGAAAGAATATGTAGAAGCTATGTGGCTTATGTTGCAGCAAGAAGACCCTGACGATTATGTTATTTGCACAGAAGAAACCAGAACTATTCGTGACTTCCTGAATGTTGCTTTTAATTCTATTGGTATAGAAAACTGGTATGAAAATTATGTAATTATTGATCCAGAGTTTTGCCGTCCAGCAGAAGTTAATTACTTATGTGGTAAAAATACAAAAGCAAAAACCAAGCTTGGTTGGTCCCCAAAGACTTCTTTTGAGGACTTAGTAAAACTCATGGTGGACTTTGAGTTAAATGAAAATATATAGGGTTGAAATGTGTTTAACTCTAGTAATATCTAGATTAAAAAAGTTTCGGCTGAATGAATATAATTCAGAAAACCCAATATTATTTATACAAGCCAACGATCCTGATGACGCTTGCAATAAAGCTATTTGTAATTTAGCAACAATTATTTTTAAGCAAGATAATAGCATTGAGACCATTAAATTTGTAAGGGATCTTTTCTATGATATAAGAATAGAAAAAGTATATGTCCCAGAATAACTATACGATAGTAAAAGATACCAGAGAGCAGAGCGGATACCATTTCAGACAATATGATACTTGTGCTGGAATGATAGAAAAAAAATTAGATACGGGCGACTATAGCATTGTTGGTCTGGAAGACAAAATTTGTATAGAGAGAAAAGGCTGTATAGAAGAACTAGCTTTGAATTTGGGGCAGAAGAAGAAGACGTTCATGAAAGAGATTGAGAGGATGAATAGTTATGAGCATAAATTTTTAGTTTTAGAATTTGATCTACAAGATTTGCTGGCTTACCCATTTTTAACAAATATACCAATCGCCAAAAGAGATTCCATAAGACTTACGGGCAAATATTTGCTAAAGTGCCTTATGGAAATAGAAATAAACCATAATGTTCATATAATTTTTTGTGGTAATAAACAAAATGCTTTTTTAATGGTTAGTAGTTTGCTTAAAAGATTAAGTGAGAAATATCTATCATGACAAACGTAGACGATATTCACTCATATGGAATTGATGTTAAAAACAGGGAAATATATTTACACAGTTATATTTCAAGTCTGGATGAAGATCCTGGCGTTGACTATCGAATGGCGTGTACATTTACAAAAAACCTAAGAATACTTGATTTTGTTAATAAAAACCCAATTGTAATTCACATGCATAGTATCGGCGGAAACGTAAGCGCCGGTATGGCTATATTTGATTCAATTAAAATGTGCAAGTCATATGTCACAATTATAGCATATGGCCAAGCAGAGTCAATGAGCAGTTTAATTTTACAAGCCGCCGATTATAGACTAATGACCAACAATTCATATTTTATGTGTCACTTTGGCTCATTTTCTATGGACGCAAATGTTTTAGATGTTATTAATGCAATAGATCATGAAAAAAGATGTGTTCAGAAAATGCTAAACATTTATGTTGATTCTGCCTTAAACGGTAAATATTTTAAAGAAGCTATGACTCGCCCCACAAGAAAAAAAGTAGAGTCTTTTATAAAGCACAGAATGAAAAGTGGCGATTGGTATTTAGACGCAGAAGAAGCTGTTTATTACGGATTCGCAGATGATTATGTAGGAAGTTCAACCTGTAAGTTTTCTTAATATGACAAAAACAAAAAAAATAGAAGAAGCGTGGCTTAATTTAGATATAGATGATTCTGAAATAATAAATCCAATGCATTTATTAAACTCAGATGACCCAGACTTTCATTTACGGCTCACATGGCTAATGAGCAAACCAGAATATTTTTCTTTTATATGTAAGCATGTTTTAAATGTCAATATACTACCCTCTCAAGGATTAATTCTACAAGAGATGTGGCCCAGAAAGTTTCCAATGCTTGTTGGAAGCCGAGGGTTGGGTAAAGCTCAGCCACTTGATGATAAAATTCTTACGTCTAATGGCTGGACAAGAATGGGCGATATTAAAATTGGTGATAAGGTTTACTCTAGAGATGGAAAACTTTGCAATGTTACAAATATATTCCCACAAGGAATAAAACAAAAATGTAAAGTAAAATTTTCAGATGGAAGAGAAGTTACTTGCTGCAAAGACCATCTGTGGCTTGTCTATGTAAAAAATAAAGAAGTTATTTTATCCACAGAAGAATTAATTTCTACTGGTGTTAAAAATAAAGACGATAGCCAAAATCCATATAAATTTTCAATACCCCTGTGCAAGCCTATTCAATTTGAAAGACTTCCACTAAATAATGATCCTTTTCTTTTCGCAAAACACATTACCAATGAAACAAAATGTATTCCAGAGGCTTATAAGTTTTCTTCTATAGAAGACAGAATGACTTTTGCTCGCGGCTTATTTAAAACAAAATATGCAAAAGACTGGAAAATAAAGTTTGATTATGAAAACGAGACATTGGTTAATGATATTTTAGATTTGCTTAGAAGTCTTGGCGTATCTTGCTTTAAAACTTCAAACACACAGATTTTTATAAATCCA